GGAGACCATAGTAGCGATCAAGACCCTTATCGTACGTCAGCAGTACTTCGATCTGCTTGTTCTCTTTAGTCAGTCGAGACTTAGCCATACGTACCTTAATAATGTTACCGATCACATCCTTGCCATCTTTTTCCTTCTTCTTAGTTAAGAAGCAGATCTGAGATGCAGTATACTTGAGACCACTGCCACCAGCCATCTCTTTAGTAGGAATGTATGATCCAACCATTTCGTATACGTGGTTAGTTACTAGCATCGGTACGTTAGCTTTAGCTAGCTTTAGGTTGAGTACTCGGAATGTAGCTTTGAGAGTAGCTGCCTTGGTCATATCTCTCGTCTCACTTCCCGATGCAGTGTCCTCTACCTCTTTAGTAGTAGACAGCTGACCGAGTGAGTCAAGCACCATCAGCATCGGAGGCTTTTCACCAGACGTGTTGTTGTAGTTGTCTAGGATCTGAAGTGCTGTATGACGGAACCGTTGAATAGTATCTGGCTCACTAATGATCACTCGATTGGTATCAATACCTCTCTGCTTCATCATATCTTTAGTAACAGCTGCTTCAGTATCGAAGTAGAACACAGCACCGTCTGTATGGTCATCAAGAAACTTCTTGACCACACCCATTACAAAGAAAGTTTTACCTGTAGCAGACTCACCAGCAAAAGCAGTAATTTTATTATTAGGTACACCACCGAAGATAGAACCGCTGAGCGCAGCGTTTAGAATATAACTGCCTGTATCAATGTTGCCACTGTACTCAGCGCTTGCTAATCCATCTTCTGCAATGGTTGTGTTTTCATCATTAAGTTGTTTTACAATATCACGAAAAAAATCACTCATATCACATTATCCACTTTGTTAATTTAAGTCAGGGTCGTTGGTAACTTGTAAATTTAATTCCTGTTGACAGTAGGTATTGTGTAATGTAACAGATGTTGCATCCACTTTAGTCATTATCCCTAGCGGAGTTGTACCCTCGCTGAGAGCATATTCTCCATCACACAATTTTACAGCTACTCTACCAGGAATATTATACTGTACCCATTTTTCATTAAACTTTTCAGCTATTATTGCCTTGCTTTGTTCTTCTGTGGCACCTTCAGGAACAAAACTTTCCATCCAGTCTACAAGCAACTGAGGAGCAGAGATCCCAGACATATTACTCTCCTTGATTGAGTTTGTCTAATATTTTTTTCTTTAAGCGCTGCAATGACCGCTTTTCTTGTTTGTTTTCAACCGTGTTACGGTAAGTATATAAATCTACTAGCTTTTGATCAACCTGTTTAAGTATCGACAACAGCTTTTCTTTTGAGCTGATCGTATTTATGGTTTCCAGCTCGTTAACATTTACCACATTAGTATCGTTTATTTCCTTAAAAAGATCAACGTCTAAGTCATCTACCAATTCCACTGTGTCTGACAACCACTCACCATCTATATTATTAACAACAGCAGCGTTAATTTTACGGATCGGTTTAGGTTTGATTAATGTCATGTTGGCTGCTATGAGCAAAAGAACAGCAAGTGGATCAAATACAAACACAATAAGCAAAATAACCCAACGTACGGCTTCATCAAAAAAGTCACGTGCTTGATCTCCATAGATTAATTCAGCAATATATTTTAGAGGACCAACTTCGACCTCGATTGCCAGCTTTTCTTGTTGGAGCGGCGTGAGTGTTGTTTGAAGTTCGTCAATTCGAATGTACGCAGCATCAATCGTCTTGTTGAGTGTTTGCCTTTCATCTGATTGACTTTCGCGTACCGCAATCGAACCTGTAGGGCCACGAATTCTGTCATACTCAATGAGTACAGAGACTTGTTGATCCAGTTGCGTGAGTACCGTTTCTGCATCAGCAATGATTGATTGCTGTCTCTTAATCTGGCGTTCCAAGTTGGTGATTTGTAATTCATTAGTGCCACCTACTGATATAGAATGTTCCAAGTGTGCCTTTGACAAAAAGCCAAAGATACCCATAGAGGTGATAAACATCAACACGACTACTGCTGATGTAAGATAAGACTTTAACAGAAACGGTACTTGCTTCCAGTTACGATACAACCAAGAAGCTGTAACTAACTTACCTGCCTCCAACACACTACCCATAATAACGATTGCAGTTGTCGCTCCAGAAAAGATAGCAATCAGTCCTGCAATGCTGTACCATGCCGCTACACCTGATATAGCAAGCGCCATAGCTAATGTTAGCAGACCCATTACTGGCCTCTGTAAATGCCGTCTAGCATATCTTGAAACTGTTCAATCTTTTCAAGACGGTTGGGCCACCAGATGTACTCTTTATCAGCACTCTGACGTAGATTGTTAAGCAATGGCTGTACGGCATCGTACAGCTGTGTTAGTCTAGTTTGGAGTTCTTCTACGTTGTTAGAGGTAGACTGTACTTGCTCATGAGCAACCTGAACTGCTTCCAGCTCTTGCTCGTCTACAATAGAAAAACCAAAGTCGAATCCGACCGGTGAATTAGTACTCATTAGAAGAAGGCCTCCAAGGTTGCTCTAGGTTCTATCTCCCAACCCACAGCATCCAAAATACTCTTGACGGGTTCAATAAAAGCCTTATCAAACTGGGTATTGTAATCCACATGCTCGCGTACACCAAACTCTTCAGGTAGGATTTGAGGAAATGCAATGACATTACTTTGTACCTTATTGGGTTGTTTTAGGTAGCAGAACTTAATCTTTTCGCCTGAATATATTTTCTCATATTTATTGTTGAGCTGATATTGATCCACGTAAAAATTGTATGTCAATGCTGCACGTACTTGAATTGGAAGTGATTTGTTACCTAAGATGTAAGGCACTAACGTACCGTTTACTCTCTTTTTAAGATTTACTCCTCGAGGGAAAGCAATATCCTCTATAGGCATTCTTGCAAACTTTTCGCGCATTTCTCTGATGTAATTTTGTACTTGGTGTTCGTTTTGTTCTAAGATAACCTTTAGCGTATCTTTAAACATCTGTCGACATACGGCCGGCGTAGATGATCGTACAGCCTCAATGCCCATCATCTTGAGTTTAGGTTCTTTGTATTGGACACCTTCACTATTGTGTACATTCAGTACATAGTGCTTCTTGCCAGTCCACACACCTGTAGATGCAATTACCTCTCGCTTCATTACCATCATCTGGTCGTAACCATTGAGGTAGTCTTTCAGCTTGCTATAGGCAAGATTCAGCATTGGCTCAATTTTATCTTCAGCTACCCGATCAAGAAAATTAACAGGATCTTTAGGTTTGGCTTTCTTAACAAGACCACCCATATTAACGTACAGTGAGTCAGTATCGATGGCAATCACATAATCTTTGTTATCTGTACCGAGTACCCTGTTCATGTATTGATTAAGATGCTTTTCAGCCCAACGAATAGTTAGTTGACCACTGATAGTAATTCCTTCAGCAATACGAATGTCGTAGTATCTAAAGTACTCGTTAGACATTGCACCATAAAGACTGTTCATCAGAATTTTAATAGCCATCTGCTTATTATCTAGAGTAGTGACTTCTCTCTCAAGCTCATATGATGAGCCTTCATCCTGTATTTTCTGCTCTACCTCGAGCATCTGTTTCTTGTATTCTTTACGTTCACTGTAGAGATTATCAACAAGTTGAGGGAACAGTCCTCTCTCAGTTACTTTAAAGAACTGGCCAGTGCCAGCCATACAGTGCTCTGGTGCAATCTCAAGTTTGTTCTGATCGAGCAGATAGTCTACAGACGATTCATAATTGCCATTTGTATTATCACGCTGAAGTAAATCAAACGAATGCACCTTGTCTACCACTGTCTCGGGTGACATATTATACTGCATGATGATATGTGGATACAAACTGTTCAAGTCAAACGACATCACCCAGTCATGCTTACCGACTTTAGGATCCTTAACGTGAGCACCTTCGATCTTTCTTTTTTTATCATTTTTTTGTTTGGGAGGACAAATGATACCTCTTTTACGAAGTTCGTTAAAAATAAGAGCATCCCATACCGCAACAGAACCGAATGCATCGGCATAATTCACTTTACCTTTATACGCAATAGTCATACACAGTGTAGCAAGGCCCATCTTATGTTCAAGGCGATCTACAATCTCAACGTCTTTGATGTTATAGTCGATAAACTTTTGAAAGTCGTTGAGGTACAAAGCATTGAGTGATCCATACTCACTATAGTCAATCTTATTATCACCAAGCACTACGTGAGCGATATGATCTAGTTTGTATGATTCTTGAGTACCGTAACTGTATGCAAACTTTTTAAACAGATCGAGATAATCCAGCTGCTCGAGTCCATTAATTTCAAAAACTTCTACATCGTTCTGACCAAGTTGCAGTGTACGTTGTCTAATGGGATTACGCATATCACGCACCCATGGGGAGAGTTTGTCTGCGTGACCTTCACCAAGCACCTTGTTGATACGGTTAACAAGATACACAGTATCGAACATTCTGCTGTTCCATCCAGTAACCACATCTGGATAGTTAGCTGCCCACTGATCCATAAACTTGTGAAGCAGCTCAGCTTCATTAGCACACTTTGTGTATTGAACTGTTAAGTGGTTAACAATAGAGCTACTGTGATCCCAATCACCCATACCCCAAACGTAGTACACGTTATCGATATTGTTCTTGATAGTGATTGCAGTGACGGGGTGGTTAGCTTCTTCTGGTCTAGGAAATCCTTGATCAGACTGAACCTCAATATCGATTGACGTTACGTTAATCACGTCCCTATCGAATTCGATTACGTTTCGAAACACATCGCTGATAAACTGCTGGATAAAGTTGGTGTTACCGTGTATCTCGAAGTTGTCAACATCTCGATGACGTTTGAGAAAGTCACTGGCATCATGAATAGACTCAAAGTCCATCTCACCCAGATAAGAACCTCTTAGTGATTTAAACTCAGTAGGATCTGGACTTGCAATGTACAGAGTTGGTTTGTATTTTACTTTCTTTTGGATACGTTTACCGTCGTTGTATCCACGGAAGTAAATATAGTTACCAGATCTCGTTACGCTCGTATAGAAAGGTTTACTCATGAGAGGGAGAAATGTTTCCTTCTACAATGTCTTTATAGAGATTTGATACTTCGGTGGCAGGCTCTGACACGAACGTGACGCTTTCCTTGCGGACTTCTACTACACCATGCTTGCTAGAATATGGCGCAAATGGGTAGAACTTTATCTGCGCAGGATTGTCCATATCCGGAACAACGCCAAAGCCGTATCGAACAAAAAATGTTTTGTCATCACCTTCAGACAAATCACATACAACCTGCTCACCATTAGTCAAACGAATTATCTTTATCATGCTAAAATTCCACTATCAGGTGTAATGATTCCTCCAAACATCTTCTTGTGTTGGTTAACAAGACTGTTGTCTGGCTCCGCAACAAATACAACCATGTCCTTATTGATCATCAAAGGATCTTTGGTACTAAAAGGACTGTACGGTACGAATTGTACACTACTTTGCTGGGTAGGGACAACCACTACTGCATCTTGGAATTCGAAGAAGTGGTCTTTGTCTTCACAATCACAAAGTACATCTTCACCTGATAACATACGAACTACTTTCACTGCCATGATATTTCCTCACGAAAAGGGGCCCCGAAGGGCCCCAGACTTTTACGCCTTAGTTTTCTCTTCTTTCTTTTCTTCCACGTAGTACCAATTCCCAGTCGCTGGGTCCTGGCGATGATTTTCACAAAGTTTTACTAACACAATACGAACTTGTCTAGCCTTCACTACAACTTCTTCAATCTCACTAGCGCTTGCAAAAGTAGAAAATAAACATAGGGCAACTACTGCCAAATGTTTCATTTTGCCTCCGTCAACAATTGACCTCCAATTGGTATAGACCGGGGACGCT